ACCACATCAGGCTCAGTGGATCTTGCTATTCCCCAACAACAAGAATTGGTTTAATCTGGATATCCCCAACAACAATATTTTCGGATTAACATGCAAATCGATCGATACGAAGAAAGACATGCACCGCCTTATAAGCGGCCGGAACCACCGCCCAAGCCAGATAAGAAAGATTGAGGTAACGATGACAAGAGATGATCTAATATTCGATATAAACTATTCATATAATATTGAGAAAATGTACTTCACAATTCTTAGTCGAATAGATAAAACCATTACAATGGTTTTGATTATCTTAGGTTTTTCAGTGTTTGCACCATACATGAATTTTTTTACCTTCGGTGTGATTGTTGCCGTGTTATCAGTACTGCAACTGGTAAATCAATATGGACAAGCTGCCGGAATTTCTCGTGAACAGGCCCGCCAATATCGCAAACTACTTGTTGAGATGGATAATCTTTCAGATAGTGATTTGCAAGAAAGGCACATGAAAATTCAAGACGCCGATACTGATCCATGGCAATCTTTGAAAGGGGCAGCTTTCAAACGAACTTGCATAATTCTTGATAGAAAATGTTCCATCACCCTTACTAGATGGCAAAAATTTATCGCTCTATTAGCGGGTGATTTACCATAGAATTAAGGTAGATTGATGAATAGACCAATAATCCCTAACCATTCCCCTCCGTTTCCTAGGCCACCTTCACCACAGCCTAGGGGACATAGTTTGTTGAGATATCCACATTATTAAAGAGCGCTGCGCCTAAATGGCGCTTTTTTTATGCCAGTAACGCTGGCAAGTCGGTGACATATCAGATAAACAACCTTGTGTGGAGTAGCCCAGCTCCGGATTAATCGTCAAACCGGTTAGGTCACACGTTCTGCTGTCACTGCCGGTGTTTCTCACCACCGCCGGCTGGGGGCCTAGAGTGTTCTTGTTGAAATCATAATCACAAAATGTGTTATTCGTGTCAACACGTTTCGTGTTTTATTTTTTCATGGATTTCCTCTAGAGTAACAACGGGAGTGAGAGGGAGTGATTAAGGGAGGCGAGGTAGTAAAATTTAGGCGAAAAAAATCCCGCGGGGCGGGATTGAATTGATTAGTGGAAATCTAGGCTTTTACCAGCCGCAACAAACATATGATTATAATACTGTGACATATCTTCATCGCTTAGAAGATTATACATATTGTCAGCATAGCTACTTATAAGATTTAGTTGTTTGAAGTTGCTCTTTTCTTGATGTGAATCCGCGGCATAAACTACAAACGTCTTAACCTCTTCTTCCCATTTGCTCTTAGCTGCATCCATTGTCACTGCTTTAAATGCAGAATCTCCCATTTTTTGTCGGTTATTCTGGCCTCTTAGATCTAAGGTTTCAGTCAGATGATAAATACCATTTTTAAGCAGTAATTCTGCATATAAACCTTCAGACTCTGATAGCGGATACCCTTGTACTACCTTATGTTGGTATATATCTTGAATGCTTTTACCCATCAATCCGTTAGATTCAAATTTATCTTTTAGCTCAGTAATGATTCTCTTTTGAGATACTTTAGAGGTTTTAGTTGATTTCTCTGGGCTAATATACATTCGGTTCAATTCGTTGATTTTAGCTTCATATTCTAGTTCGTTGTATGCTGTGAAAGTACCAGGGGTCGATAAGCAGAAACTACCTTGGAAAAAATGAGATACTTGTTCAATGTCAGCGCCTAAATTGAGCATGGTTTCAATCTGAACTCTGGCTTTCTCTAAATTCTCTAACCCATAGCAAGTTGTTATAGCCTTAATTTTCTTTTCGTTTTCGATCAGACGGATATCTGGTCCAGATGGGCCAATAACTAAAATTCCAACGTTGATGGTTTCTGAACGTATTGGGCTTGGAGTGATCCTTATTATCCTAAATTTGTAATTATTCATTTTAGTATCTCTCCCATAGCCATATCGATACGTTTAGACCTTCCATCATTAGACCACCAGGTTAACAAAGCATCTCTTTGAAGTGGATTGACCCATTCTTCTGGCATACTTGCAAAGAAATTTTCCACTACATTCGAGCTTATTTTTGATATCTTATCAAGCACATTAACGGCTGAATCTTTACAACTTGAATCATTACTTGATAACTGACGTATCACTTGCCAGTTTCTATAAGTATTACAACCTTCTGGCAGTGGGGATGAATCGACCTTGTTTGGCCATCCCATGACCATAGCTGCTAAACTAAAATCGAATGCTTGTATGGTGAGGTGATTTTGGCGATTGAATGTGTATAGATAATTACCTATGTGTCTATCAATATTAAATATAAACTGATCAAAAGCATAAACTGACCACACTTGCTTTCTAAGAATGGAAGGTCCGTTCATTAGTGACGTTGCAAATACTATCTCGTCATCAGGTTTACTTTTAGCTGCTAGATCATACCTTGAGCCAAAGAATTTTTCACCAGTCGAGGTATCAGTAAGCACCCGGCAGGTAGGAGTCGGCAATCCACTGTACTCGGCAAGTTTTGTGCATAACCATTCAGAGGCAGGGATTTGTCTTGGACTAGGAATACCCTTTAGGATAGATGCATCACCATCATTAACACCTTTTATTGCATATTCTAGGCCATCGGAAGCTATCGCTGTCGAACGAAGATGGGCCGTGCCTAATGCAGGTCTGTATTCTTCAATATCTAAGCTAAAAAGGGGCTCTTGAACCGTCATATTATTTTCAGATAATGAGCTTTCTTCCATTCAAACTCCTTAATTCACAATCAAAGTGAAAAATCGTCAACTTAATCGCTGAAAAAACATATCAAATCAATCTCATCTTAGTCTCAACCCCAACACCAATGATCTTACAATTACCGTTGATCGGTATCATAGGAGGCCATGCAGGATTGAGGGCTTTAAGGTATTTCTTACCAGTATCAATAATCAGTTTTTTGAAAGTGGCTTCATTGTCATCAACAAGCTTGGCTATAACTAGACTACCGTTAACAGGATCGCGTCCTGTATCAAACAAGACATAACTACCCTCGGGAACGCTTAATCCATTGGGAGATGTCATTGATTCTCCCTCGACCTTTAACCAAAAAGAATCACCTTGGACCTTAGCATCAGACTCTAGCCATTCACTTACTTCTGAAATTGTGTACGCCTCAACTGCTTCAGCCCAAGCGCCAGCTTGAACCGAGCTTAATACCGGATATTTCTTTCCTGGCTTGTAAGGCGTGACGTTTTCTTCCCCGAATAATAACTCCGGAGCTGTCACCCCTAAAGCTTTAGCTATTACAGTAGCATCATCAACATTAACGCCCCGAGTCCCAGCCTCGTAATTACCTATTCTCGATTGAGATCCCCAGCCGCAAGCGTCGGCTAATTGTCTTTGAGACCAGCCTTTATGCTCGCGTATGCGCTTGATTCTTTCTGCTACAGATTCACTTTTTTTCATTTCTACTTTTTACCACGTTCCGTGTTTATTTTCGCTCACGATTCGTGTTTACAATGAAACACAAATCGTGTTAAATGGTCGGTAATTAAACGTAGGGAGAAAACATGAACAAAATCGCTGAGGAGCGCCAGAAAGTAGGCCTCTCTCAATCTGGTCTGGCAGCTGAATTAGGTTGGACCACATCGAGAATAGGTAACTATGAGGCAGGTATCAGGAAACCTGATCTTGAATCATGCCGGTTGCTAGTTTCTGCTTTAAATCGGCTGGGATGCAGGACAACTCTTGATCAACTTTTCCCTCCATTCGAATCCTAATTCATCACAAACCAAATAAATACCACAGAAGAGAGGTAGTAACCGTGGATCAGAAAAACTGGAAAGTAGATAAGCAACCCGATTGGTATATCAAAGCAGTGAAGAAAACTATCACTGAATTACCAGGTGGTTATGCAGAAGCAGCTGAATGGTTAGGCGTAACTGAAAACTCACTCTTTAACCGTTTACGTATTGATGGTGATCAGGTCTTTCCAATGGGTTGGGTTGCTGTTTTAGAAAAGGCAGGCAACACGAATTTTGTATCTCACGCTGTAGCCAGAGCAGCAGGTGGAGTATTTGTCCCGGTACCGCAAGATTTAGACGAAATAGACAACGCGGACATTAATCAGCGCTTACTTGAGGCCTTAGAGCAAGTTTCCGCTTATTCAAAGCAGGTTCGCGACGCAATCAGTGATGGTGTTGTTGAGAGGCATGAGAAAGAAGCTATTGAGCAAGATCTTTACCAAGTAATCAGCAAGCTTCAGGAACACTCGACATTGGTATATCAGATTTTTTGTAAGCCAGAAAAGGTGAACGCCCCAAGTTGCAGCTCAGGGCGTTCGGGTGCGACTAAATCAGTGTGTGGAGAATCAATCGCATGAGCATTGTAACAGAAGAAAGGAAATTACCACAACTTCGCGTATTACCGCTGAGCGGCGGTCAATCACCTGCTCTCTACTGCTATGTAGTAATGGTACACGGTGAATGGGTACCGGTTAACCACAGCTTTGCTGAATGGCTTGTGGGTGACGTAGCCCTGACATCTAAGGAGGCTTCTCGTGGAAGCAGAACACATTAAACCTTGGGTCGCGCGCTATAAAGACGCTAACGGTGTTGAAGTAGAAACCGTTGGTGTTGATGTCACCAACAACCGAGTTATTTACCGTCGACCAGGCTATGCAAATGAGTGCGTATGCCCGAGACGTGATTGGTCTAAGAAGTTCAGGAAGGTAGAGTCATGAGTGTCAAATTAAGTTCTTACGTTTGGGATGGTTGCGCCTCAGCAGGAATGAAGCTGACGAGTGTTGCGATCATGGCTCGCCTTGCTGACTTCAGTAACGATGAAGGTGTCTGCTGGCCTAGCATCGAGACTATTGCTCGCCAGCTCGGTGCTGGTGAGTCCACGGTTCGCACGGCTATTGGTAAGCTAGAACAAGACGGTTGGCTGACAAGACAACAGCGCCGTTCTGGTAATCGCAATGCGCCAAATATTTACCGTTTAAACGTCGCGAAGCTGCGTAAATCCGCTTTATCTCATGAGTCAGATTCTGACCCCTCAAAATCTGACGCGTCGGAATCGAGCAAAAAACAGGAGTTTCACCCGCCAGAATCTGGGGGGGATCCGTCAGTAACTTCAAAACAAGAACCATCATTAAAATCTAAAACCCCTTGTCAGGTTGCTGGGCAACCCGACCCAGAGGTAATTCTTACCGAACAGGCTCGTGATGTATTAACCCACTTGAACCAAACCACGGGATCACGTTTCACGACGAATAAAACCTCACTAGAGCATATCCGCGCTCGGCTTCGTGAAGACTTCACCGTTGAGGAATTAAACCTAGTCATCGACTACAAGAGCGAGGAGTGGCGGGGAACAGAGCAAGAGCAATACATTCGGCCTAAAACGCTTTTCATCCCAACAAACTTTGCAGGTTACCTGCAGAGAGCAAGTAATTGGGACAAGGCAGGGCGCCCACAGCGGGTAAACGGCAAATGGTTGAAGCAGGATAGTTTTAGTGCAAACCACACACCTAACTACCACATTCCAGCTGGTTTCAGGGGGGCGTGATGGACAGAAAAGCCGAGATACTTGGAGTTCTAAGCCCTGACAGGCCGCTAACTGCGATTGAAATTAGCGAAAAGACAGGGATCGGACGCAGAGAAGTCAGCAAATTTATCAGTGATTTGGTCGAGAGTGGCGAAGCAAAAATTTACACCGGCCGTTGGGCATTTTTGCTAGGTGAAAATTTAGCACTGAGTAACCCAGAGTTTTACAAGCACGCTCAAACCGCTGAGAAGTACGAAAGATCTGGTCGGTACCGCACAGCGCAAACAGCATGGCAGGCAGCGTTCGATAGCACTAGTGAAGTCCACCTTCGCACCAAAGCGGTAAAGCATATTCAGGACTGCGAGAGCAAGGTAAAGCGAGTGTGCTACGAGAGCATGGGCGAGATGGCGGGGCGAATGGCACTGAACGATATCTCTAGTTGCTTAGGTTCTGGACCAGGTCAATTTTAAGGAATAACACGTGACACTAAAATCTACTACTGACGCTGACGACAAGGACTGCTGGCAAACTCCAGTATGGCTATTTGACGCTTTAGATATTGAGTTTGGTTTCTGGTTGGATGTTGCAGCGAATAAGCATAACGCGCTGTGCACGCAATTTTTCACCGAGGAGGCCAACGCACTGGAACGTGACTGGGAAAGCCATGGTGCGATCTGGTGTAACCCGCCATATAGCAAAATTCTGCCATGGATTGAGAAAGCGGCTGAGCAATCACGTAAGCAACACAAAGCGGTAGTCCTCTTGGTACCAGAAGATATGTCAGTGGGCTGGTTCAGTAAGGCCCTCGATACGGTGGACGAGGTAAGGGTGATAACCGATGGTCGAGTCAATTTCGTTCACGCAGGTACCGGAAAAGAGAAGAAGGGCAACAGTAAGGGCTCAATGCTATTGATCTGGCGCCCATTCACTAATCCAAGACGGCTGATCACCACTGTATCGAAACACACGCTCGAGCAAATTGGCCGAGAGGTAAGGGCTGCATGAAATTAATCTTACCTTTCCCACCAACAGTTAACACCTACTGGCGCTTTACTAAAGCGGGAGTATTAATCAGCGCCTCCGGGCGCATATTCCGAGCGAACGCTATTGCGGCTGTAGTCGAGCAGTTAAAGCGGATCCCTAAGCCAATCACCGGACCGGTTCAAATTACATTGAAGTTGAGCCCTCCGGACAAACGCCGTCGTGATTTGGATAACTACCTAAAAGCGATCTTCGACAGCCTGACTCACGCAGGAGTATGGGAGGACGACAGCCAAATTAAGAAGATGGATGTTGAGTGGGGAGCTGTAGTAAAGGGCGGTGAGTCATCAATTATTATTATTCCTCATGATGAAAGGCGGTGAGTGATGGAATTTATCGAATGTGATGTGAAACTTCCTGATAAATTTGGTTATTACTTAGTTTTTATGGACTGCCCGATTCACTCATCAACAAATTACGCTGTAGCTTCCTATGATAAATATGGTTTTAGTAGAGCCAGAGTTACACATTGGATGCCTTTACCAGATGAACCGTTGAATTATTTGAGGAAAGGTGATTAGTAATGGATGAATCACGAAAGCTGTTCGAAGAGTGGATAACAGAAGAGGCTTCAAAAATTGGTATGGCACACAGAGCGACAGTTCGCAGGAGTAATGGCCAATACCGAGAAAACTGGGTTCATTGGTCATTGGTCATGGGTTGGCTGGCAAACATCGTTAAGAATAGCGGGGAACTGTAAGTGATGGACGTAATTATATTTGATCTTGATGGTGTTATCTGTGACAACTCACATCGATCTCACTTGGTGCCGCCACGTGAGGTTCAGCATATTAACGAATCATGGCATGCATTCGTTTCGGAATGCGTTAACGATAAAGCGATTGGTGCGGGTGTTGAATTTTATAAAGCGATGAATAAGGCACATTACACGGTGATCCTAACAAGTCGTCAGGAAAACTTCAGGAAAAGCACGGTTAACTGGCTGTCAGATAATGTTGGCCGTGAAGTTCCTTCCACAGAGCTAATCATGCGACCCCATGACGTTTCCTGCCCGCCGTCACAGTACAAAGCCGATGTGGTTAAAAAGATTCTGGCTGGTGGTCATAATATTCTATTTGCTGTTGATGATGATCCCTCTGTTTGCGCTGCCTTAAACGCGCTCGGGGTTCATACCTTCACACCATCGACAATATGCGCAAGCCTTTCAAATTCTTAATTTAATACTGGTTGCATGATCAGTTATTTAGTATGATAAACGAGCTGGTTGATTACAGTTCACTGGCTAAGGTTGGTCCCGTTCATTTGCAGATGATGGGGCGGGGCCGATATAAAAACTGTGTGGAGAAAAATATGTCCTTACCAATAAACAGGGCTATTACGCCCGAAAACCGTTTACAGTCTGTTCCGCTTGCTGGCGTATCAGAAAAATTTCCTATTTTGACCTATCGAGATATCCGTGTTGTCACTACTGAAACGCTCGCCCAGGGCTATGGGACTGATGAAGGCAATATCAGGCAAAATCTATCAAGAAATCTCCATCGATTTGAAGAGGGGACGCACTATTTCCTCCTAACAGGCGTAGAGCTTAAACAGTTTAAGAACAGAGTGACTGAAAGTAACTCTGTTGGAAGTAACGCAAGATCTCTAACACTTTGGACAGAAAAGGGCGCAGCCCGTATGTCGAAGATTGTTGATACTAATCAGGCATGGGATTTCTTCGAGAAGCTGGAAGATAGCTATTTCAATTTGCGGGAAGTGCACGGCGTTATGCTGCCCAATATTGACGATCCGATTCAGTTAGCAAGAGCCTGGGCAGATGCAATGGAGGCTGAGCAGCATGCTGAACAACTCACGCATAAACAGGCCGAATACATTGAGCAGTTAGAAGAACTGTTTGCAGAAGGGTTGTCACCGGTTCAATTCTGTAAGCGGCTGAACGGCGTGAACTCCACTAAAATAAGCAGCTATCTGCAGTCCTCCAACTGGCTCTATGATGATAACTCTAACGGCTCCCATGCTCAGTGGCGCGTTAGATCTGCAGCACGTGACAAATACCTGACAGAAAAATCCTCGACGATAACACCCAAGTCGACAGCCAGTTTCACCACATATCAGCCCATCTTATTAAGAGCTGGTGCTGTATGGCTTTACCGCAAGTACCTCAAAGGCCAATTACCAATGAAGGTAACGTGGGATGGCGAGTTTACGCATGATAGATATTTGGCTGGGGAGGCATAATGTCAGGACAATCTAAAGCTAATATTTTCGGTTGCTCAAGCCAACACAAAATAAGAGTGAATCAGCCAAAGATAGACCTCACCCCTGAACAGTTTTTGGAATTGAAAGAGACCCAAGACTACATAAAGCTGCATCCGGATTCGGTATCCATTGGTGATAACGGTGAGATCTTCTGCAACGATAATTTATCTATACGCTACTTACGTCTGCTAGGTAACAAAAAGGTGAAAAAGGCTCTGCGTAAAGCGCTGGAGAACCGATGAGAGCTATATTAACTCCAGACGTAGCGCCGCTGACGGGTACTGTTATTTTCAAGCCGGGTAACGAACTGCTTTCCATGTTCCGTTCCGGCAAGGTACTGGTCTCTAACGTGCCTGAAAATTTGCGAGATACTCCAGCCGGTCGCCTAAGTGATTCAGCGCAGCCGCTCATGGATAATCCCTCAATTATCGATTTCATGTGCCAGGATGAAGTAATCGCAGCGGCTGGCGGTAGTGAAGTTCTTCGAGATCACGTACGGCGATTTCATTGCTGCCAGTTTGAGTCAGAGGAATACCACCATAAGCATTACACGACGTCAAAGTCGGGTACCGGTTATGTCTCTCTGTGCTACACGCACGATAATAATTTTCGCGATGTTCACATTCCGCAACCGCTACAAGATATTGCGAAGCTCAATACTGCCAACTGGGTGATCGGGATAGTAATTTATAAACTCTCTCTGCCTGAAGGTCATCAACTGACTTTACCAGAGCTATGCTGCTGGGCGTTCGTGAAGGGCTTAGTCCATTTACTACCGGAAGGTGCGGTGCGGGCGATCTTAAAACGACCACCAGCAGAGGTGCCGTTTGGGCCTCAAAAGGAATCAACGATATTGCCTTTCGATAACTCAGGACGGCATATCATTGAGGAAGGTGCCGAAGCCGTAAAGCAAGTCTTAGCAATAGGAGCGGATCCCGAGTCACCAGAGTCCTTCATGCGCAGGCCTAAGCGTAAGCGTTGGGTTAATGAGAAATACACCCGGTGGGTTAAATCTCAACCCTGCGCGTGCTGTGGCCAACCGGCTGATGACCCTCACCATATCATCGGGTACGGGCAGGGCGGAATGGGTACCAAAGCACATGACCTTTTTGTGATCCCTTTATGCAGAAAGCATCATGATGAATTACACGCAGACCAGAGTAAGTTTGAAAACAAATACGGGACACAGCTTGAGCTGTTTTTCCGATTCTTCGATCACGCGATTGCAGTCGGTGTGATTGGTTAACCCTGAAAGTGGAGATAAGGGCATTATGAAAAGAGATATTCAGTTGTTGATGGAGAAGTTCGGTGGCTGGGCAGCATCTGACGGAAGTGGTGTAGATTACTCGCACATTGCTGCCGGCTTCAAAGGCCTATTGCCCCCTATCAAGGGATCTTCACGCCTTAGTTGCTCTGATGGTGATGGACTAATCATTGATGGTTGTATGTGCCAGTTAGCCAAGAGAAGACCAGAAGAACATCAACTGCTGGTTGCTCACTATATCTATGGCATATCAAAGAGGCAGATTGCTCAACGACTGAAGCGCAATGAAAAATGCATTAGGGTAGATATCCAGCTAGGCGAAGGGTTCATAGACGGATGCCTATCAATGTTAGAAGTAGAGTTAGACATGGATATATCGATAAAATAGCGAGCATGTCACTCGGTCAAGGAATATTTAAATATGAGAATTAGTGAGAGACAAAAGCATGTCGGTATGAAAGAAGGTTATTGTAATATTTGTGGATGTTATGGGAAATTGAGCAAAGATCATGTTCCTCCCAAATGTGCTATCACCTTAACAAAAATGCTCCAGAAAACCGTATGCGAGACATTCAGGACAAGCGAACCAGTTAGACCTGTCCCAGCAAGGAACGGTACAGTTTTCTATACAATTTGCCATACATGCAACACGAAAATATTATCCAAATATGATCCTGCTGTAGGTGATGTAGTTAAAAAATTTAAAAATAAAATTGATGATTATCTCAAGGGAAGAAGTTACTCAAATATAATTCAAGTCCCAGTTGATGCACTATCATACTCAAAATCTATGGTAGGACACATACTTGCAGCTACTTCTCAAAAGGATTGTATGCAACCAACAGTGGATAGTAACTTCTACACTCCTCTCAGAAATTTTATTCTTAATGATAGAGATATATCATCAACTCATGATATCTATTACTGGTTCTATCCACACAGAATGAATATCACAGCTCAATCTGTAGCTTTCAAAAATGGTCCGTACATATCCATTAATAGCTTATTATATTTTTTTCCTATAGCTTTTATGATTACGTTGAAAGGTACAGGTATATACCCTAAACATGCATCTAAGTTAGACATTAATCAAAGAACTCTAATTTTTAATATGACAACAGAGAATATTGAAAGTACGACATTCCCTTTCATACGCTTAGAGGGAGATCAGTTGTTTGCATTGGATTCAGGATTAACATGTGTAAGCTACTCATTAAAAAACTGATAAAACGCTAACGCGTCCCGCAAATTATATTTTATTCTGATAAGAGTGGTTACTTCGCCACGCCGCTTATCATTTCAAAGCCCACCTCGTGTGGGTTTTTTTATTTCTACTCCACACACAATCCCCTCAGCCGAGCGGGAGGATTCAATCCGCACATTGAGGGGGCGTAATGTCCGAACCTATATCCGGTACCGGAGCTGCTGCAACAGCCCTTACCGGGGTAAGTCTCTATGGCTTACTCACTGGCGCTGATTACGGCGTGTTGTTTGGGGCGTTTGTTGGCGCGACGTACTATATCGCATCAACAACTGATCTCAGCCATATACGCCGCATCGCCTATTTCTTTGTCTCGTATTTATCTGGTGTGCTTTGTTCTGGGCTGGTGGGCTCATACCTCACCCACTGGACAGGGTACACCGATCAAAAGCTAGATGCCTTGGGAGCGGTAATTGTCTCAGCGTTAGCAATCAAAGCACTGACGGCAATCAGTAATTACGACCTTACCAATTTCCTTGGGCGATTCCGCGGAGGAAGTGGCAATGCCAATAAATGACTATGCAGCGATGTTCAATGCGATCTTGAGCTTACTGATTGTATTGGCCATCTCATTCTATCGTCGCAGTGGCGCCAACCATCGACCGTATGTTTCATGGCTGGCTTGGCTGGTGGTCGTTATCTACGGCAACGTCCCGATCCGTTATTTGGTTGGCCTGTATCACCATACCCACTGGTTCATCGTCCTAGTAAACTTAATAGTCTGTGTCACCGTATTCAGGGTGCGGGGTAACTTGGCGCGGATTGTTGACTTGAGAATCTAATATGAATCTTCAACAATTTCAGAAGGCGGCTAATATCAGCGCCGGATTAGCTACGCGCTGGTTTCAACCGATTACTGATGCAATGGTTGAGTTTGGGATCAGCGCAGGTACTGATAAGGCCATGTTTATTGCTCAAGTTGGGCATGAAAGTGTGAGCTTTACCCGGCTTAGTGAGAGCTTCGATTATAGCGTTAAAGGTCTCGCCGATTTTATTCGATATGGCAGACTGACACAGGATCAGGCAAATTCATTAGGCCGGCGCACCAATGAAAAAGTTCTTCCACTTATCCGCCAGCGAGCTATAGCGAATCTTGTATACAGTAAGCGAATGGGTAATAAGTCTGATAGTGATGGCTGGAAGTATCGAGGACGCGGGCTAATCCAGATCACTGGGTTAGAGAATTATGCAAAGTGCGGAACAGGGATAAAGGCTGACTTGCTTTCTCAACCTGAATTACTTGAGAGCGACATCAATGCAGCGCGGTCTGCTGCCTGGTTCTTTGCCAGTAAGAGTTGCATGCTTTATAGCGGCGATGTTGAGCGAGTGACTCTTATCATTAATGGCGGTCGTAACGGGATTGATGATCGCAAACTTCGTTTCAATATCGCCCAATCAGTATTGGCTTAATCATGAAGGCCGAATCACTGATCGCTGCAGCCATTATGAGTTTGATTGTTATCGCTGTCCTAGTTTGCTCTGGTGCTGCGTATCGTTATAAAGCAGCAGTCGACCAGAAAAATGAGGCGGTTAGCCAATTGGCTTTGCAGGGTACAGTGATTCAAGCTCAGCAAGCGCAACAGGCATTGTTCAACGAGCAAGCCAAGGCAACCAGTAGCGAGAATCAAGCCGCTCAGGTTAATTCAGATAATATGGTGGTTAGATATCGTGAAACGTTACGACTTGAGAAGACCTGTGATTACGCTGTGCCTACTGATATTGCTAACGGGTTGCTCCAGTACACGAACCGTTTACGTTCCAGCGCAGTGCCAGAATCTACCAGCAAGCCTGACGGATCCGGTACTGGCTCCGCTTCCACCGTCAAACTGACATACTGCCAGGCTGTGCTTTGGATTAATCCATTACTGGCAGCTATCGAGCAGGCCAACAACCAACTCTATGCCATCAGGCAACTCCAATACCAAGGGAAATAGTGATGACCGGAATCCAATTGCTAATGTTGTACTTCAGTACAACTGTATCCGTACTGCTACTGATTAGTGGCGGTTATAAAGTCATTCGAGACTTTATCTCTGCAAAGTTTGAAAGCGCCGTTGCAGCCAAGGCTGCTGGGGCTAACAAAGATAGTAATACCCCAAGTTAGTATTACAGAGCATTCATAACTGAGTGCTCGATAATACTGATTCAAGGAGTCTTATTATGAAAGCACAGCTAGCTCACCTATATCGAGGTGAGCAGTTCATGGGCTACGCAATAGCAGTTGATGGTCAGTTAGTTGAACGGCAAGTATCTGTAGATATCTCAACCAATCCTAGTAAATTATCGACAGTCACTGTGGTATTCAATCTCGATGCCGAGATGGCAGAGAATCCTGTTCGAGTTGATCTGGATGAATTCAAGTGCCGGCGTTAATCCCGCGCGCCTGCCGCAAGCGTGGATGTCGTGGTACCACTACCGATCGCTCTGGTTATTGTCCTGTTCATATCAACGAAGGTTGGCAACAGCATCAGCAAGGAAAGACTCGTCATGAGCGTGGTTATGGTTCCAAGTGGGACAATATCCGCGCTAGAGTTCTCAAGCGAGACAATCATCTCTGCCAATCCTGTATACAAGAGGGCAAAGTGGTAGCTGCTACTACAGTCGACCACATCATTGCCAAGGCTCATGGTGGTACGGACGCTGATAGCAACCTCCAGTCGCTCTGCTGGTCATGCCACCGACGCAAAACAGCAACGGAAGGTCGCCGGTCACGGTGATTTCTCAAAACCCACTCAAATGATAATAATTATCGTTTAATGGATGGGGGGAGGTAAAATCTCTGGAGGCGATCGCCTTTAGGACCGCGCCCTCAATCGTTTTTTTACACCCGCGAAAAATCAAAATAAATCCGGAGAGCTTATGGCTGGATCGGCGGGCCGTTCTGGGCGGCGCCCGAAACCTACAGCACGTAAGGAATTAGCGGGCAACCCGGGCAAAAGAGCCCTCAATAAAGACGAACCTGTTTTTTCACCATTCAAAGGCGTTGATGTTCCCGAGTGGTTTATCGAAGTAGACCTCCCACTCGCCACGGTCATGTGGCAAATGACAACCAAAGAACTTTGCGGACAAGGTCTGCTCTGTGTGACGGATCTTTCTGTCCTTGAGCGGTGGTGTGTCGCTTACGAGTTTTGGCGCAGGGCTGTTGTTAAAGTGGCTGAGCAAGGTCACGTTGTTACTGGTGCCACCGGTGGTCCGGTGAAGAACCCACAACTAACTGCCATGAAAGAACATTCATCAGAGCTGAGCACGACTGGGTCGATGCTTGGTTTAGATCCGAGCGCGCGTTCGCGGCTAATTGGCTTGGCGGGTAAAGGGAAGTCGGACAATCCTTTTATGAAGATGATTAACTCATGAGCCGAAAATCTTATCCCAACGTAAACGCGGCCAATCAATATGCCCGTGACGTCGTAAAAGGAAAAATCCCAGCATGTCGGTTTGTTATCCAATCCTGCCAACGTCACATCGACGATTTAGGCGAAGAAAAGGGTAAGAAATTCCGATATCGCTTCGACAAAGACCTCGCTGAAAAGGCCGCAAAATTTATTCAGTTGATGCCTCACACCAAAGGGGAGTGGGCTTATAAAAGAATGCCGATAACCCTTGAGCCTTGGCAGCTATTTATTGTCTGCTGTGCGTTTGGATGGGTGCATAAGGGCACTAAGCTACGGCGATTCAGGGAGGTTTACACCGAGATCCCGCGTAAAAATGGGAAGTCGGCGATATCCGCGGGAGTAGCGTTATTTTGCTTCACTTGCGATAACGAATTTGGTGCTGAGGTTTATTCTGGTGCAACAACGGAAAAGCAAGCCTGGGAGGTCTTTCGGCCTGCAAGATTAATGTGTAAGCGCACCCCGTTATTGGTTGAAGCGTTCGGAATTGAGGTTAACGCCTCAAATTTGAACCGCCCAGAAGATGGCGCACGCTTTGAACCGCTGATCGGTAATCCAGGTGATGGTTCTTCACCGCATTGTGCGATTGTTGATGAGTACCACGAACACCAGTCTGACTCGCTGTACACCACGATGCTCACGGGCATGGGCGCACGGCGACAACCACTTATGTGGGCGATCACCACCGCCGGTTATAACATTGAAGGGCCTTGTTATGACAAGCGCCGTGAAGTTATAGAAATGCTCAATGGTACGGTACCGAATGATGAGCTATTTGGCATTATTTATACCGTTGATGAGGGCGACGATTGGACGGATCCGCAAGTATTAGAGAAAGCTAATCCCAATATCGGCGTATCGGTTTATAGAGAGTTCTTACAGAGTCAGCAACAGCGGGCTAAAAATAACCCACGGTTGGCTTCAATCTTTAAAACCAAGCACCTAAACATCTGGGTCTCGGCGAAAGCAGCCTACTATAACCTCGTTAACTGGCAGAACTGTGAAGATAGAACTCTCTCATTAGAGATGTTTGAAGGTCAATCGTGCGTACTGGCATTCGACATGGCCAGAAAATTGGACATGAACAGTATGGCTCGCCTGTTTACGCGTGAAATTTACGGAAAGCGACATTATTACTCTGTCGCACCTAAATTCTGGGTGCCATACGAAACCGTCTATGGGGTGGAAAGTAACGATGATCGCCGAACGGCCGAACGGTTTCAAAAGTGGGTTGAGATGGGTCTTCTTACTGTTACTGATGGGGCTGAAATAGATTACCGCTACATTCTTGAAGAAGCTAAGGCGGCTAACAAGCTAAACCCCGTGACCGAGTCTCCCATTGACCCATTCGGCGCAACGGGTATTTCGCATGAGCTTGCCGATGAAGGCTTAACGCCGATCACTATCATTCAAAACTACACCAATATGTCGGACCCGATGAAGGAGCTGGAAGCAGCAATAGCGTCAGGGCGCTTTCATCACGATGGTAACCCGATCATGACATGGTGTATTGGCAACGTGGTCGGTAAATATCTGCCGGGTAATGATGATGTAGTCCGGCCGATTAAAGAGCAAAACGAAAATAAGATTGATGGTGCGGTTGCGCTGATCATGACTATTGGGCGCGCCATGCTTAATGAGCAGAGCGACTTCCTTTCTGGTTTAGACCCTGACGACGACCTTTTATTCCTATGAAAACACTCATTACCGATATATTTGGTCTGTTAGGTATTGGCCTGACGACCACTGGCGTGTGGATGCGCTTTGGTGTCGCCAATGCACTCATGTATTCAGGCGCATTACTGCTAATCGGCGCGGTATTAACTGCCTGGAGAAAGCGAAATGTTGTTTGATGCCATGTTCCGTTCGGAATCAATAGAAAACCCCTCGGTGCCAATCACCTCAGAAGCTGCCGATTTAGACGGGATTTTCGGTCAAGACGTTTACGTCAGCCCTGAAACCTCGATGAAATTGGCGGCGGTTTATTCCTGTATTTATGTGATTGCATCGAATATTGCACAGATGCCGCTGCATGTAATGCGACGCAGTAACAACACAGTCGAACCGGCACGCGATCACCCCGTTTTTTACTTAATCCACGATGAACCTAACGTATGGCAAACCAGCTACAAGTGGCGGGAGCTCAAACAGCGCCATATTTTGGGGTGGGGGAACGGCTATACCTGGGTGAAGCGGGATCGTCGTGGACAAGTGATTGAACTTGATGCCTGTATGCCGTGGGAAACGACGCTGTTACAAACAGGTAATCGATATACCTACGGAGTGTACAACCAAGAAGGCTCATTCGCAGTTAGCCCTGATGACATGATTCACATCCGTGCGCTAGGTAATAACCAAAAAATGGGCTTAAGTCCTATCCTACAACATGCCGAAACGATCGGTATGGGGATGAGCGGACAGAAATATACTTCAAGTTTCTTTGGCGGAAATGCACGGCCAGCGGGAATAGTTACTGTCAAACAAGAACTCAACGATACCAGTTGGGCACGACTTAAAAATATGTGGCAAAAGGCGAGTGCCGCGCTGCGTAGCCAAGAAAATAAAACGATGCTGTTACCCGCTGAGCTCGATTATAAGTCGCTTACCGTATCGCCCGTTGATGCGCAACTTATCGACATGATGAAACTTAATCGCTCCATGATTGCTGGGATATTCAATGTGCCCGCGCACATGATCAATGATCTTGAGAGTGCCACCTTTAGCAATATCACGCAGCAGGCTATTCAGTTTGTTCGTTACACCATTATGCCTTGGGTGACTAACTGGGAGCAGGAGCTCAACCGACGGTTGTTTACCCGATCAGAACTTGCAGCAGGGTATTACGTCCGGTTCAACCTTGCAGGACTCCTTCGTGGAACACCTCAAGAGCGTGCACAGTTCTATCACTACGCCATTACTGATGGCTGGATGAGTCGTAATGAAGTTCGCGCCTTTGAGGATATGAACCCGGTGACTGGTCTTGATGAAATGCTGGTGAGCGTCAATGCCTCAAAACCAATAAGCAACACACCAACCAATGAGGAAGATAACAATGAGTGAGCGTGAAGTCCGCTGTTACTCCGGAGAGGTGCGGGCGGAGCAGCCCACTGACTCACCGACAAAAATTCAAGGTTACGGTTCTATTTTCAATAGCCGATCAGAGCCGATGTGGGGATTTAGAGAAATTATCAAGCCCGGTGCTTTTGATAGTGTCTTAAATGACGATGTGAGAGCGTTATTTAATCACGACCCCAACTTTATTCTCGGGCGCAGCGCTTCGGGAACGTTAGTAATAAGCGTCGATGATCGGGGATTGAAGTACGACATTAACCCACCTGATACCCAAACCATTCGTGATCTGGTGTTATCGCCGATGCAGCGCGGTGACATTACTCAATCATCCTTTGCTTTTAGCGTGGCGCGTAATGGCGACGATTGGTACGAGGATGATGAGGGGATCATTATTCGAGAAATTAACCAGATTTCACGTCTGTACGATGTCAGTCCGGTGACTTATCCCGCTTATCAGGAAGCCGAATCAACGGTTCGGTCAATGAAAGCCTGGCAGGAGGCGCGTGATAGTGGCGCACTACAGAAAGCTATCAATGAAAAAATGGCGCGCGAGCGTCTTCTGACTCTTATTAATGCGTAAGGAACCCTTATGAAATTGCACGAAATGAAAGAAAAACGTAACACTATCGCCAAGCAGATGCGTTCTTTGCACGATAGTATCGGTGAAAGTGCCTGGTCTGAAGAGCAGCGCAAGCAGTGGAAGGACGCCAAGACTGAACTTGATGGACTCGACGAGCGTATCAACCGTGAGGAAGAGCTTCGTCGCTTAGATCAGCACCATATTGACCAGCAAGAGCCTGAACAGCGTCAGCATCAACAAAACCCTGAAACTCAGGCACAAGAGCGCCGCGCTCAGGCTTTTGACCGCTTTTTACGTCACGGTTTAGGGGAAATGTCAGCGGAGGAGAAGCAAGCTTTGCGCGAATTGCGCGCGCAAGGGACATCTCCCGATGAAAAGGGTGGCTATACCGTCCCAACGCAAATGCGTAATGCAATTGTGGAAGCGATGAAAGCCTACGGCGGGATCGCAAGTGTTGCACAAATCCTGAGTACTGCCAATGGTCAATCCATTGAGTGGGCAACCTCTGACGGTACCACTGAGGAAGGTGAGTTACTGGGTGAGAATGCCGCGGCTTCTGAAGAAGATGTTGCTTTCGGTTCCGCTAACCTTGGTGCGAAAAAGCTCTCCTCCAAAATTATCCGTGTGTCGAACGAACTCCTGCAAGATAGCGGTGTTGATATTGAAGCATTCTTGGCGGCACGTATCGCGCAGCGTATTGGTCGCGGCGAGGCCAAGTACTTAGTTCAAGGTACTGGCACTGGCACACCACTGCAGCCTAAAGGGCTGGTGGCATCCGTCACCGGTACAGTGGCATCGGCATCTGCCACAGCATTTACTTGGAAAGAGATGAATGCGCTGAAGCATGCAATTGATCCGGCTTATCGTGGTGGCCCTCAATCTCGCTGGGCATTCAACGACGCAACACTCGAGTTGATTGAAGAGATGGAAGACGGTCAGGGTCGTCCGCTTTGGTTACCAAGCATCGCGGGAGGAACGCCTGCTACTGTTCTCAATATTCCTTACGTTGTTGACCAAGCGATCGATAGCATCGGTGCTGGTAAGAAATTCATCTTCTGTGGGGATTTCAATCGTTTCATCTTGCGTCGTGTGACCTATATGACCCTGAAACGCCTAGTTGAGCGCTATGCTGAGTTCGACCAAACCGCGTTCTTGGCTTTCCACCGTTTCGACTGCGTATTAGAAGATGCAGCGGCGATTAAAGCCTTAGTCGGTAAGCCTGCAGCGGGTGGCTAATCCACCTAAACAAAACGATGCCGCGTAAGCGGTTTTTTTATGCCCGCAATTCGCGGGCATAAGGAGAGCTATGTCGCCAACAGTTGAAGAGGTTCTACTGCACTGCCGCATTGATGATGACGCTGAGTCGACGCTTATCAGTAATTATATTGAAGCGGCAGTCGATAGAGCCAGAAATTATCTTAACCGTGGCCTCTACGAAGAAGATATCCCAGACGATGATCCGGACGGGCTAGTAATCAGTGGCTCTATTAAGTTGGCATTACTTCTAGCAGTGGGTTTCTGGTATGAAAATCGAGAGGCTCAGCAACTTCCGGACGGATTTTTCTCTCTGTTATCACCTTACCGATTTATTCCACTGTAGGTAACTGTCATGGCTTGCGCTGGTTGTGAACGCCGTCGTGCGTGGTTTAAAGAAATGATGAGGCTAGCAAATGAACGTATCACAGGAAGAAGCACTAATTCAGGCGATAAACGAACAGACCAAGGCTCAGAAAGAGCAGACCAAAGCAATCATGGCTCTGGTTGACTCCAATCAGTCACTGATTGTTCTATTGGCAAGTAGCCTAGCGGAAGATGAAGAGGTTGAAGATACTTCACACATTCCTGTTTATTTAAGTGGGAAACCGAAAGAACAGCATATCGACCAAGTTAGGACGGCCGCACAACAAGCCTCTGAAGCCGGGTATCGACAAGCTCTAGGTGCTCTCAATGAACGCCGGTGATTTGCGCCACCGTGTTGAATTACAGCGGTTTACTGAAACACAAGATCCGGTAACCGGCGAGATAGTTAGAGGTTTTGCGAAAGTAACCAATCTCTGGGCTCACGTAGTTCCATCATCGGTACGGGAATTTATCGCAGCGCAGGCTGAAAATAGCGAAGTCACTGGGCGTATTACGTTGCGTTATCGCTCTGACATCACTAATAAAGACCGAATTATTTATCGTGAGAAGATATATGACATTCTGGGCGTTCTTCCTGATCCGAAGAGTGGTAAAGAATATATCACCTTAGCGATAAAAGAGGGGGTAAGCGATGGCTGATGGTGTCCAGGTTAAAATTGAAGGTCTCTCCGCCTTAAAAGGCAAACTTAGTGAAATCTCGGATGATCTGCGGCGCAAGAGTGGCCGTGCTGCATTACGAAAAGCAGCTAATGTCATTGCAGCTAAAGCGAGAAATAATGCGCTACGTGTTGATGACCCTCACACTGGACGAAGTATCGCCGATAATATCGCTATACGCTGGAACGGGAAGTTATTTAAGCGCACGGGTAATCTCGGATTTAGGGTGGGTGTATTACACGGTGCAGTACTAAAAAATCATCCTGACAAGGGTATGAATGCTCCGACTCCTCACTGGCGTCTTCTCGAGTTTGGTACCGAAAAAATGAAAGCTCAGCCGATTATGCGACCAGCAATCGAATCGAGTGTTAACGAAGTTATTGCTACCTTTGTCAGTGAATATGAAAAGGGTATCGATCGCGCGATTAAACGAGCACAGAAGAAGGGAGTTGACCCATGATCGCACCGATATTCTCCGTCTGCAGTCAGGATAAAACACTGCAACAGTTGCTGGGCTCTTCACCTATTCGACTTTATCCTTTTGGTGAGCACTTCGGTAACGTTGTCTATCCCTATGCTGTGTGGCAAGGCATTGGCGGTTCACCTGAGAATTACTTAGGTAACCGGCCAGATATAGACCGATTTGGTATTCAAATTGATGTCTATGCCAGCACTGCAAAGGAAGCCACTTCCGTTGCAACAGCTATCCGCGACGCTGTCGAGGGAGCTGCGTATGTCACTCGCTGGGGGCAACAAACGATGGACAGTGAAACTAAAAAGTATCGCTATTCATTCGATGTTGACTGGCTAGTTCACCGTTAATTTTTATTAACTCATTATGACCCGCTTCGGCGGGTTTTTTATTGGAGAAATCTCTATGTCCATTGTAACGCAGGGTACTCAGTTTTATGTGTTCGATGGGAAAACCGTTTCTGAGGTCGAGTGCATTACGTCATTCACTCCGGGCGGTAACCCAGCTGATCAAATTGAAGATACCTGCCTAAGTGAGCGTAACTCACGAACCTATAAAAAAGGACTGCGTACGCCAGCTCAAGCATCGGTAGGTCTCAATGCCGATCCAGCCAATGCAAGCCACGTAGCATTACATCAACTGTCTGAATCAGATGATGAAACCATCCTCACATTCGCTGTGGGCTGGGCGGATGGGACAGCAGCACCAACGGTACCCGCTTCTGGCACTTCGGGTACTGTCGATGGTTTGTCACTACCTAATACTCGAACGTGGTTTGTATTCCAAGGTTATGTCAGCGATTTCCCGTTTGATTTCCAAGCTAACGCTGTTGTTAGTACTACGGCTACTATTCAGCGATCTGGTTCTAGCGTATGGGTACCAAAAGCTACTGCTACCGCTGCTCAATCTGAATAATAAATAAGCCCAGTCACTCTGGGCTAATCGCGAGATAGTTTAATGAAACTGACTATTGATAGTTTGAAAGAAACCGGCGCATTCACAGGCCGCCCAGTTGAAAAAGAGATCACTTGGAAACAGGGCGATAAAGAACTTAAGGCAACGGTATTTATCCGTCCATTAGGCTATCACTCAGCAAAATCAGATATTTTGGCAAGTCATGGACAGGTGGATAATATTGCTGGTCGTATCGCTGCATCAATTTGTGATGAAAGCGGTCATCCTATCTTTACGGCTCAAGATATCACCGGTGAAGCAGACCCAGAACGTGGCGCCTTAGACGGAAACCTCACTGTCGCTTTACTGATCGCAATCAGTGAAGTTAATGAACTGGGAAAGACAAAGAGCTAACTGCGGAAGAAGAGGTATGGTGCGAACTTGTCCTTAATGGTATCGGAGGTCGCACCATTGCAGAAGCTCAAGAAAGGATGACGATGCCAGAGTACCAAACATGGCTCTTATACCGTCAGAAGTATGGCGGATTGAACCCTATGATGCGTATTGAGTGGGGGTCTGCTCTTATTTCATCGATAATTGCTAATGTTAATCGAGATAGCAAGAGCCAGCCGTTTACCGTCGTAGATTTCGCCCCGCATATAGCTCAGGCGGAAAGTAAAAAAGAGTTAACGCTCGAAGAGGCTAAAAGGTTGTGGGCATAAACACAATCTTACTTTCTTTATCATTTATTAGCCGTTAGGATTTATTACCCTACAAATAAAGGCTAAATATAATGAAAAGGCTCTATGTATTTATTGCAATTATCTTCCTTTGTGCTGGCTGCAAACCTCTCGATAACCAATTAAAGAGGCGTGGACAAAATGCAGTCGAAGCATCTTTAAAAGATCCTGATAGCGCTAAGTTTAGAAACGTTCATTTTGTAGAAATTAAGATGAACGGGTTAGGAAGATATCAAAAAGCTGGCTACGTATGTGGCGAGGTAAATGCTAAAAATGGCTTTGGTGCATACGGTGGTTTCCAGAAATTTGCCGTCACAGTTGAAGCAAAGACACTTTATTTAATACCTTTTTTTGGTGTTGAACATCAAGAGTCACCACCTAAATACGTTGATAGTTATGAGTATCGAGATGGAGCAGAGGCTATTGATAAGATTTGCTCTAGTTATTAACCCGCTTAGGCGGGTTTTTTTATGGGGTAAATAAATGGCTGGCAAATCATTAGGAACGCTGACGATAGACCTGATCGCAGAGGTCGGTGGGTTTGTCAGGGGGATGGATAAAGCTGAAAGATCATCTGATAAATGGCGTAAAAAAGTTGAAGCTGATGTAAAAGCTGCTGGTGCCAGCGTTGCTGGAATGGCTATGATTGCTACGTCAGCCGCAGCAGGTATGGCTACTGCAAGTATTGCACTGTTGAAAACTACGTCAGAACACGTCACCGAAACAGACAGATGGGCCAAGTCTCTAGGTGTATCTACGTCAGCTCTTATGCAATGGCAGTATGCAGCGGAAAAGGCTGGTCTATCAGGCGATAATATTGCCGATATATTCAAAGACTTAAACGATAAAATTGGAGATGCAGTACTTAACAAATCAGGTGAGGCAGCCCAAGCTCTAGATACACTTGGTTTATCAGCTAAAAAACTACAATCATTAAGTCCGGACAAACAACTACTAGCTATTTCTAAAGCAATGGAGGGGATGAATGTCGCTCAAAAGACCAATATTTACGAGAGCCTTGGCAATGATCTAACCAAATTAATGCCATTACTAAATGATGGAGCTAAGGCATTAAATAGCTATAAGGAAAGAGCATCAGAATTAGATATTGCACCTAGCGATGAAGATATAGCAAAACTTGTATCAGTAAATAAAATCTTTCAGGATTGGGAAGATTCATTTAACGGATTTAAAAATAGGTTTGCTATTGGCTTGGCTGGAATAGACCTTTCTCCCTTAACAAGCTCATTGGAATCGATTGAAAATACATTAACCTCACCAGAGGTTTTACAGGGACTGACAAATTTAATCACGGGCCTTGGAAAGGTAGTAAATTTGCTTGCTGGTGCCTCTAAATACGCCAACGACTTAGCGAACGGATGGGGAAAGACTAATAGTACTACCTCTGGTTCAGACTTAGATACTCTGATTGCTAAAAGGAAGGAGTTGAATGATTCCTTGGGTTATTCAAAGTCTCTTCTTGGACAGGTAGATGTTGCAGCTGGAGTTATAAGGGGACCTAGTGAAGTACAAAAGGAAATAGATCAAAATGAGGCATTGATTCGAACTTATAATGCTAGAAAGCAAGCACAAGATATTTTATCCATTACTAAGCCCATACCAAGTTCCTCTAACACCAACCTAAAATTAGATAAAAATGAGCATAACCAAAACGTAAAAACCCCAAAACCTAAAGTCGATCACGCAGCACTCAAGCTCGATAACTCATTCTCTAGCACCGAACAAGCTTACCTCAAGCAGATTGCTTTAATTGATACCACAGGTAAGAAATCGGCCGTTGTCACTGAGCAGCAAAAATTAGCTTTCGATATTTCTGCCGGCAAACTGGCGGGACTTAATGATCTCCAGCAAAAGCGCTTGCAGTCATTAGCGGCAGAAGTGGATCGTCTTAATGCTGTCAAAAAAGCCAATGAGGATAACGCTAAGGTTGCGGCTTATGTTGCGACACTCAATGAAAGTAACGCCAATAACAAGCAAGGGCTCGATGCTGACTTTATTGGTGCAGGTATGGGTGATAAGACCCGCGACCGCCTGAAGCAATTAGCTTCAATTCGCCAGGACTTCACTAATCAGCAATTTGAATTAAACAAGCAGTACAGTGAAGATGGCAATAAAGATGTTTACGATAAAGAGTCTGCCGCACTTAAAAGTGCTCTTGAGCAGAGACTTCAAGATCAGCAAGACTACTACGATAACATTGATAAACTGAGCGAAAACTGGCAAGACGGCGTGACTGATGGATTGAAGAATTTCGTTGATGAAAATTCTAACTATATGCAAATGGCTACCAATGCTACTAGTGACGTTCTTAACGGACTATCCTCTAGCATTACTGATAATTTCACAAGCATTCTTAACGGCACTGAATCCTTTAAAAAGGGGATGTCTAGCCTAATTAGCGAACTTGGACAAAATGTCATTCACTCTCTCATTCAAATGGCGACTCAGGCGCTGATTACCAAAGCGATTATAGGGATCGGCGGTTCACTATTTGGTGGCGGGGCTGTTGCTGGAAATTCTGGAACTGCAGTAAGTAGTATCGGCAGTTCTCTTGATCTGGGGGTAAATCTTCCTGGCTTTTCAGATGGAGGTTTTACTGGTTCGATGGACCCGAGCCAAGTAGCTGGGGTTGTTCACGGTAAGGAGTTTGTTTTTGATGCGGCCAGCACGAGTAGGATCGGGGTCGGTACACTTGAAGCGATGCGTAGCGGAAGAGTGGCTAGCTCCCTAAATCGCGTTGCTACCGATTCGAGACCATCATCTACCTATGCACCAAATATGACTTTTCATGTCAATGGCAACCCTTCTGATGCTCAGATCGCAATGATGAAAAAAGCTACCGCTGATGGTGCTAAGCAAGGCTATCAAATGTCCGTTAATTCAATCGTCAATCAATCAGGTAGCTTACACAAAGCGATAATGGCTAAAACTAACGCGGGGGTTAAAAAGACATAATGGCTATCACTAGCGATGTTTATTACCCCACCAAATACCTACCTTGCCCATTAAAAGATAATTTTGGACTCAGGCCAGTTTCACCCTTAAGAAGAACCGACTTATCTTCGGGTCGAGCTAGGCAGCGTAGGATGTATACCTCAACACCGACAGCTACCGATATCCAATGGATCTTTGATGATAAGCAATCTCAAGTATTTGAGGCGTGGTTCCGTGATGTACTGAAAGATGGTGCGCTATGGTTCAACATGCCATTGCTTACCCCTATCGGAAATAAAAACTACTTGTGCCGATTCACTGATATCTACGAAGGTCCCACTCCAGAAGGTGGTCTTTATTGGCGCTACTCCGCCAATATCGAATTATGGGAAAGACCTTTACCGCCGATTGATTGGGGTAATTATCCTGAGCTACTTATCGGTTCAGACATCATCGATATCGCTATTAACAGGGAGTGGCCACAGGCATGACAGTGTTAAATCGTCTTTATGCTTCATCGGGTCCCGAGGTCATTATCAACACGCTGCAGATTAATGTTGGTGATGATGTGTTTCTGCTTTGCCAAGGATATGAAGATATCACAGCAACCACGGAAGCCGGTGAATCAGTGATATTCACCGCTTGTGCGATGGACATAGCCCTGCCGGCACGTAACACCGATGGCACCCAAGACCTTAAATTTGCGATAAGCAATATTGAAGGGCTGGTTTCTACGGCGATACGCAAGGCTTTGAACTCAATCAGTCGCGCCACGGTGACCTATCGACAATATATCTCGACAGATTTAAGCGCACCTTCGTCAGTGCCTTATACGATGGCGATTAAGTCAGGAGAGTGGACATCATTACAAGCACAAATCACCGCGGGTTACATGAACTGGCTTGATAGTGCTTGGCCTCGTTACCGCTACACACTCCCTAATCATCCCGGATTGCGTTACCTGCAATAAGGACAATTCATGTTTAATCCTGATAAGTACCTGACTGTCAAATGGCAGATGGGTGGGAGAGTGTTCCCGATCCTCGACTGCTACGGTTTGGTTCATGAGGTGAGGAAGGACTTAGGCTTGCCACATTGGCCGCTTTTTGAATCGGTCATCAAGGAAGATAAAAAAATGGGGGAATTTTGTGATGAATTCAAACGCGAGATTACCCCTTGCCAACCACAATCTGGCGCAGTAGCGGCGTGTTATTCAGGTGGGGTGATTAGTCACCTTGGCGTTGTCGTTCTGATCAATGGTGAGCTTCAGGTCGCTGAATCAAACCCTCACCGCAATATCACCTTTATGCCGCTATCACGCTTTACTCGGCGATTTCAGAAAGTGGAGTATTACACGTGACGATACAAATTTATCCCTCAAGGTTGCCCGGTGAGCCACTTGAAACCCATCATCATAAAACGATAACCATTCATCAGTGGATGAATGAAAATGTGAACGGGTATCGATTCGGTGATAAGCAGCGAGTGAGCTTTGAGGTTGCAGGTAAACCTATTGCCGAAAGTGACTGGAAAGATACCACTATCAACTCTCAAGATGATGTGAAAGTCTATCCGATCCCCTATGCAGACCCTGGCACATGGGCAATAGTCGCTGTCGCCGTATCCATTGCTTCTGCAGCATATTCGATTTACATGATGCGCCAGCTATCCAGTATGGGGAGTTCATCAAGTGGTGACCAATTAGATCTAAATCCTGCCAAGGCCAACACCGCGAAACTCGGTGACCCGATCCACGAAGTGTTTGGTAAATACCGTGTCTATCCTGATTACCTGGTGCAGTCGGTGAGTCGCTTCGATACGAGTGATAGACAAATATACCGCACGCAGATGTTCTTAAGTCTTGGTGTTGGCAATTACCAGATTAACCAGAGCGATATTCGTATTGGTAATACTCCAATATCGAGCTTTGGTGATGATATCTCCCTCAAAATTTATCCGCCGGGCGCTGATATCAGTGCCGAGGTGCGCGCCGATAACTGGTACAACTCAACGGAGGTCGGAAATACCACTTCGGGTACCAGTGGGCTTGATTTGGCGTCAACGGGTCCAAGCAGTGTCAGTATTAACTCGGACGCTATCGTGGTATCCGGTAACACACTTACATTGGTGGGTGAAAGCTCCGATGATGACGATACTAATGATGACAGTGGCGTACCAGAGAGTTGGGTTAAAGGTGCAGAGATAGTCATTGAAGCACCAGATAGTTTTACTGCTGCAATCGAAGGGGGTCGATCAATAATTTATGGTGACTTCACTGAGCTTAACCCCTCGGTCGGCATGGGAGTGACTGCGGTTTGGAATGATTACTCTTACGACCTATACATCGCCTCTTATAATAAAGGCTCTGCAGCAGTGCCCGGTCAAGGGGGGAATGCCGCCAGTATCACTGCGAACGCAGCACCTACTACCTATGACTTCAGCGCTAACCCAGTGTCATTTACGCTGACATGGATAGGTGTCAGTTACGTGATTAGCCTGACTGCGAATTATGTGACGATGCAGGGTTTGGCTGGGGAAATCACTGACCAGCTTACCGGTTCAGGTCTGGTCGCCAGTGGCGATAACACGCTACTTGCCATTAAAGAGAAAAACAGCCCCTACAGCGGCAACAGTATTGGCTATAGCGTACTTCCTTCATCGCTCTTTGGTAGCACGCCAGTTATTGTTGCGGGTGTAGCCTCTACGGGTGGTACGCCTGAGGTTCTCCCCTCGATCACCCTCGCTTATGATAGCGCTACCGGCACGTCGTTTAATGGCATTCCAGTAGGAACTATTCGCGTCTCACTCGGACCAGTGGGGAATCGCTATCGGATAACTGATATTGACGGCCTGACCATCAGCGTTGAGCGTTTGCTCGAGCAAAGTGATAATTCGGTAATTGTTGATAGTCAGTGGCTGGGCTTTACTGAGCGAACGCTATTGGATGCCAGCGTTACGGGGGATAATGATGATTACAACTGGATGGGCCCTTTTCTTTGCTGCCCTGATAGTGAAACGACATCCACAGTTGAGATGAATTTTGTCTTTCCGAATGGCTTGGCGCATATCAGTAAAAAAGGGCATAAGAAATGGAAGACGGTTGAGTTACTGATTCAGTATCGGCTTTCTGGTGGTGATTGGGTTAATGTCAGTAAGTCGTATGGCGGTAAAACACTTAACGAAATCGGCTATACCGAAGTGTTTAATCTACCCAGTAAAGGGCAGTATGAGTTTCGAGTTCGACGGGTGACTGAGGTTGATAGTTCCGATCGCGATTCTGTAATGTGGCAAGCAATGCGCGCCAAGCTCACCGCTCGCCCGACAAGTTACCCTGATATCACCACACTGGCTGTTACCGTGCGCACTGGCTCTCGACTTGCGGCACAATCCGATAGACGCATTAACGTGGTTGCTACGCGGTTGTATGAAGGCTATCCGTCACGGAGTATCAGCGGCGCACTGAATCACCTGCTCTCAACAACTGACGCACAGGTTGATACGGCAGCAATTAATGCACTTGAAACCAGTTATTGGACGCCAAGGAATGAGACCTTCGATTACTCCGCGGACAGTGACAGTACATCAATGCTCGATATCTTGCAGAAGATTGCGATCGCCGGCATGGGGTACTTTCATCTTAGTGACGGACTGGCAACCGTCGGACGGGAAGGGGTTAAGAGCTGGAGCGGTGTCATCACACCACAGGAAACCACCGAGGAGTTGACGACTGCATTCAAAGCACCTTCATCGGATGACTATGACGGCGTTGATGTGACTTATATTAACTCGACAACATGGGCTGAAGAAACGGTGCAGTGCCGGACCTCTGACAATCCAACGCCTAACAAAGTTGAGAGTTACAAGCTGGATGGCGTGGTTACTCAGGACAGGGCATACCGCATCGGGATGCGGCGTTTGATGAAGTACATCTATCAGCGTTGCACCTATTCGACATCTACCGAGCTTGATGCGCTGTGTTATCGCTACGGTGACCGAGTAGTGATGACCGACGATATTCCCGGCAGCAATACGATTAGCTGCTTAGTGGTCGGCATGCAATACACCGACTCACTGGTAACAATTGAGACATCGGAACGGCTTGATTGGACCTTCGCTAATCCGCGGGTGTTGTTCCGGCTGCAAGACGGCAGTGCTACGGGATTACTCACGCCAACTCGCGTGGATTACTTTACCTTTACGGTACCGAATAGCACTGAGTTATCACCCGAACTTTGGGAAATGAATTCAGGCTCAATCGAGCCGCCACGGGTGATGTTCTGTAGTTCAGAAAGCGCAGGGTACGACACATTAATCTCTGAGATATCGCCGGACGCAGACGGAACCTGCCAAGTCACCGCACTCAGCTATGACACAAAATTCTACCAACACGATGATGATACCTATCCCGGTGACGTCAGCTAAAACATTACATCAACCCGCTTCGGCGGGTTTTTTCATTCATGAGGCCTGCTGATGGCGAAATTTAATACGCAGAATAAACTGGGTTCAACTGACCCGCGTGATTTATTAGATAACTCACAAATTGCTGATGACTACATCAACAACAAAGAAGTTGAGTCAGTTGCTGATAGGTTTGGTTTCTTGCGTAAAACCTGGTTTGGTATGGAGTCGATCTTTTCACGATTAATATCGTCCATTACAGAAAGAGGTGATACTGCCATTTCTTCAATTGGTTGGCAGGAATTGGGCGATTGGAGTATCGGGCGAACGGTTACAGAAAGACGCCAAATCATTAACTATAACGGCTCTTGGTACAAATATTTAGGAGTTCTTCAGCATACTATTAATGGGGACTCTCCATCTAATGATGGTGGTATCTGGACAATTGATAACCCTCAGGGGGTGTGGGTTAATGTTGGCGATGTTGCAATCCGAAATGAATTAAGTAACGTTGAAGGTTTTGCTCGAATAGGGCAAGTAGACAGCTTAGCCTCTCTGAGAACTATCGAGCCTGAAAATCGCAACCAGCAGATACTTATTAGTGGATATCGAACTGGATCAACAATAGGTTTCGGTACGTTTTATTATCATCAGGCAGATACTACATCCATAGACAATGATTGCACAATCGTAGTCACTCCTAACGGGGCTAGATGGAAGAGAATGCATGTAGATGGTGTAATAAACACTGATTGGGCAGGCGTCCTCTCAACGGATGAATCGACTGAGGCACAGGATGTAGCATTTGAGAACTGTATTGCTGCAGCCAAGAACTCTTCAGGCTATGTAGTAAGAGAAATTCATACCCCAAAGGACAAAAGAGTTTATTTAGCCAGTAAACACTACTTAAGGGGAGGGAGTTTTACCTATAACGACGCACAAGGCTCTACAACTTATCGCAATACTCGCTTAGGTGTTAAAGGAACATTTGCGCTAGGTAAAGGCGCTGGTTTCTTTGTGGTGCAATCGCAGTCACCAGAATTTGATTTAAGAATAGATAATGCTGGCGTCTCACTAACAGCACCTGCTATGCCTGACTATGTTAATGATGATGCTGTATTACAGTTTGAGCAACTGGTATGGAACCCATCAATTAAGATAGATGCAAATGATTACTCAGCAACGCTCGTTAAATCATTAGGTAAAGGTGCCGATTCAGTAACGCAAACCTCAGCATATTGGAGTGACTTAACGACCCAAAGGCATGGCATGTATATGTTATCAGGCAATGTCCATATCACTTCAAACGGCTGCGGCAGGGCGTGGAACATACAGAATTGCCCCTCTGGTTTTGGTAATCTTGGCCATATATGGGAGCAGGCGTCGATATCTGACAACCTTATTGATAGCGTGGCAGATCTTGCATTCCCCTATTATGAGAACACTATTACTTATTCCTTCGCGGGCGCAGGGCGTTGCATCTTTAGGTCACTGGGTACTGCACACTTCGGTAAAATGCTTGTTGGCCCACACGGTAAACCAGCGGTACATATAGAAGGGAGTTATCAGGTCACTATTGATAAGTTCTTTGCTGTGCTTGGTAGTTCAGCTCATGCATCTGAAACATTTATTGGTATGGATATTGTTTCATCAAATGTGACATTTGGTAAGGCTTATGGGCAAGGTCACTATGGTTCATTATTCAGGATACTAAAGGGCGCCCAAGTTATAGGGATGTCGGTGAATGGCGATGACCTAAGACAGTTAGCAATACTAGCCAACGATGCCTCGACCTATGCACCACTCACCACTGGGACATACAGTGGAACATACCCGAAGCTCACCATTCTTTCGGGTTATTTGCGCCGAGCCAATACCAAGTCATTGATTTCTTCAGAAGGTCTAAGCCCATTACCGCTTTTTTACATCGACAAGGATGTAACTTTCGGGGGAGGAATTTGCCTAAGAGACTTTACCCCAAGAGAGGCTTACGGTGGTTATATCGACGAGGGTGATAAATATTACATTAAATGTTTATCAGCAGATAAAGCGTTGATTGATATCGATGGAATGGATATGTCACAAAGCCAATATCCTATGTACCTAGCAGACCCAGCCAACCTCAAAAAATTCAATCTTATCACGCAAGTTACAGGTGGATGCCGGATTCGCTACGGCAGTGGTGTCACGACATCTGAAATTGGCGGGAGAGAAGTATTGTCATCGGCAACATCAATACCAACTTTTGGAACGGTCTATTCGAATGTTTCTGAGCGTGCCATGCGGTACAGCTTTAGGGTTGTTGTGTCTTCCGGCGGAAATCTAACTATCTCCAAAAATGGCACTGAATACTTAGTTCAGAACTACGCTGGAACACAAAGGGTAAATATAGTCCTCAACAAAGGAGAGTCATTCACTATCACGGCACTCGACACAAATCTCGTTTCAATTGGTGCAGCTAACATCTACTGGTCTTTATAGGAGTTATTATGAGCTTTACAGTCAAAAGAACATTGAATTTAACCAAGTATTACCCTCAAATAGGACTGTACGTTGAGAGTGGAACTGAAGACTTAACCTTAACTTATGCAGTCAGTTCGGTAGCTAATATTAATGTACCGGACAAGCAAGCAACAGTTTTTTACAGCATTACAGACAGTGATGGTCATAGCTTGGATTCCTTAGCATTTACTTTCGGTTATGAGGACATTTCATCAATTATTACCGAGGCTGAAGAAGCTATGAAAGCAGGCATAACATCATAGTGTCGCTTGTTACCCATCATCAGTAAACTGAGCCATACTTGTTATTCCACAGCATTAAGGAAATCAATATGGCCTTTCCATCCCCCGCAGTCGATTACAGAGAAGAACGAGTCACGCCCGCAGGTGTCATGGGCATTACTGATTCATCAATCGTCATTCAAACCGATGAAGGTTACGCCGTAGCCGAGCCGGCATTGCCTGCTAAGAAAGGTAAGATGGTTCTGCTTCAAGTGAGTGGCAAGTTACTAATCGGCGAAGTGGGGAATGGGAACTTTATTGTCAACGATGGGATCATTGATGGTGACGTTCTTGATGATACCAGAGTTTTAGGCGTAATAACTTTCTTGGTTAAAAGCTTTGATTAACTCTGAACTTTTACCAGACTTTTACCATCTTTTTACCATCGGCAAATCATAGTCACAAAAAAAGCAGCCGTAAGTGGCTGCTTTTCTTTGGGATTTTTGGTCGGCACGAGAGGATTTGAACCTCCGACCCCTGACACCCCATGACAGAGTACAAAGTATGAATTGTTGCACACCTTAGAAAATTATCTGACTACCCTCAGTTCGGTCATTAGCTTTTTCCCTTTTTCGGTTAGCTTCCAAAAATGGCTTTGAGCCCCTTTTCCATTAAGTACTGGGAGTAGATCTACCTTGATGAGACCATAAGCTTGGAATTGAATAGATATAGTAAAGAAGTCTTGAGTCTCGACGTATGGGATCTTTCCCTTGGTCCCAAGTTTATTTTGTCCTAATGTAGCTATCGCTTTGTTTATGGCTTTGTGATTTATACTAGAGGTCATTAATGGTGATATATAGGAGAATATTTCAATCCACGTTAACGATACTTCTCTCATACAATCTTTTGAACCTTGAGACGATCTAGTACTGACCGTTTCAAAAAATTTAAATTCAAATTCAGTTTCTATATTGGCTAACTGTATTGCTAAATCGTTAGCTTCTAGGTCGTCAGAAATTTTCTTTTCAAGCTTTTTATTTAAAGCTAAGAGCTCACTGTTTTCTTTTCTTAGTTCATTCATCTCAAGTAGAGTTGATTCGCTAGTAACTTTGTCTGCTCGGACCCAACCGACAGCTGGAAAAGTTGTGTATGCATTCATAACATTTAAAGCAACCATACCAGGTAATTCGTTGGCATGATTCCAGAAACTTACAAGTCTTTTGGTTTTTATTTTCTCTCTAAATCTAACTAGTTTTTCCCTGAGCTCAGGGTTCTGTTCTGAGTTTTGAAGTGTGAGGTTTTCTGGTTTTTCGTGAAGCAACGCAATAACTTTGATATTTTTGGAAACAGCGTAATCATATTCTTTTTCTGTAAAACTGATCCCATCGCTGTCTAAACTCCCGTATCGGCCGCCAACGATTAGAAGATAGTAATCGCTGTGGTCAATGATTCTTTTAATAAAAGTCCACTGTTCTTCATCAGCTGCTGGAAAATGCTCCATACCTGCCGGAATGCAATCCATTTTCATTAGTGTCTGCATTACAACAGCTCTTTCATTAATCAAATCACTGTAGGTCGAGCTTACGAAAACTTGATACCTTTTATTTTCCATTTATGAATCACTCCAAGAATCTTAATGATTATCGAATGATACATGCTTATGAATAAAAGTAGTTATCAAAACCCTAGATAAATGGATGCTAACCAGTAAGATATATACATAATATCTGTAATCAGAATGTTACATTTTTGGGTGAAATATCTTTTAGTAACAATAGTTAACGGAACTACTTAGAATATATTGCTCCGTCATATCTGGTGAGATTTTCGAAGAGGTGGGGTGGGTATTCGACAGGCAAAAAAAAGCCTCAGACCGAAGTCTAAGGCTTTTTTCTTACGCTCAGAGCCGCGGCTCTTTTGCGTATCCTTTCATGTCCCATCATCGTCTGGTCGATGTCTGGGTACAGTGTCCAAATGCTTGATTTCTCTAGCTCTGTCCGGTCACTGTCCAACCATGATTGGTGGAGCTGGCGGGAGTTGAACCCGCGTCCAGAATTACTACACCGTCGGCACTACATGCTTAGTCCAGTCTTTACATTCGCCAATTAGCTGCGGATGGACACGCCACTAACGAACTAGCCTGATTAAGTTTAATGCTTCAACCCCAGGCAGGGCATCCACACGATCTCTTTTGGGTTTGACCTCTCTTAATCCCCGTCCTAAGAGCGGAGGCTAGGGAGAGAGGGCTCTGAGCAGGTTATTAAGCTGCTAGTGCGTAGTTTTCGTCGTTTGCGACTATTTTTTTGCGGCTTTTTACGAGGCCAACCGCCCCTCGGCATGCTCCTAGGGCTTCGCGAATCCTGTCGAATCCAGAA